CTCTTTTTCAAAACTTGTCTTGGTGCTTCCATCTTCGGGATTTTGCAACAGATAAAGCGTTTTTGGTTCATTTGTTTTATACCAATGCTCGGCAACAATCACGCAATCATCGGCAAGCCATTCTTTGTCGTAGTAATCAAAGTTTGATACCTCCGCTTTTGGCCAACGCGCCTTAAACTCATCCTTTGTCATCTTCACTAAAATAGTGACGTGATTAGCGTCTGAGTAGTCGGGCTGTTCAGCGTTTTTGTCAAAGTAAACGTTTAAAGGGTCTGCTATTCTGTCAATTTTAATGACTTCATTAAAGCTTAGCTCGTTTTCGTAATCTGTTTTAATACGCCATGCACCAAAACCAAAGGTAGCAGTGTTTTCAATTGCTGAGTCATAAGCAAAGTCTGCATTGCTTTGATTTTGAATGGCCCGGAGTAAGCCGTCATAAATTAATGCAATGTCTATGTCGCCATCTTCACCAGCATGAACCTTGATACTTGGCTTCTTCTGCCGCGCATCACCAACAATCTGATCAATAAATGCAGGGATTCGGTTGATTGTCTGAATTGGCCGCCCCTCGATTTCGCGCTTACGTTTAATCTGCATAGGCCATTGATCGCCTGCCGCGAATCGTTGGTCGTCTAGCATTAACTCGCGTTCTTCGCGTTTGGCGTCTTTATCTGCTTTGATTCGTTCGCAAATCGTTTTATATAAATTGTTCATTGTTTGCCGCCTTTGTTGCGTTCTTGGTTGTATAAATACGCAGCCATTGTTGCTGTTGGCGCAATGGCGGCTGATGTTGCCAAAAGATTAGAAGATTCTTTTTTCATTGGGTCAAATGCTGCAAAACGTGATCGTATGTTTTGGGGGTTGAAGATAGCGGCGTTATTGCTTGGTAATGATGATTGCTCATTAGCAAATACGCCTTGTGGCCCTCTGTCTTTTACTTGATTAAATTTTATAGAATCAAAACCCTGTGATTTCGCCCATGCAGCTAAATCATCAGTGCTTAAAGCATCATTATATTTAAAATCATCAGCAAATAATTTTCCTAAGTTTTTATTAATCGCTTTCCTTTCTTTTGTTTTTTCAGAGGTTATCTTTATATTCTTTTTTAACCAATTCCAGTTGCTACCATTTGCTTCGACATTTACAACTTCTCCATTTTTCAATAATACAGGGTATAAAACACCCGTTTTTGAATCTGAATATGTAGACGCTACACTTGGATTATCAGTAAAAAAAGCACCACTATTTGTTGTTTTGCCTTTGCCAGACGTTAAAAATTCATTTATATCTTGATTTGTACCATGATACATTGGGTTATCAACATCAAACCCCATTGCCCTAGCTCTATCCATAGCTGTGTTGTCAGGTGCTAAACCTAAACCACCCTGACTAACAGGTAATGCCGCGTTTTGTTGTGCTATAAGATGCGCTTGCTCAAATTCGGTTAGTGGTCTTTGAGTCCCTACACTGCCACGCTGTCTCCTAAAACCAGTATTTAGTGTTCGTGGTGCGTTAGCATTAGCAATCATTCGCGCTTGCATTGCGCCTAATGTATTGCTTGCTTGTCGTCCTGCTTGTAATGTCGGCTTTGCACCTAATGCAACACCTAACGCTGTTGGGGCTGTCTGCATCAATGCGCCAAGTGTCGGACTGTAACGCCCTGCAATATCAACCCCTTTTTGCCAAGTATCAACAACAGGCATGACAGGCTTTACCGCTTTGCCGACAGCTTGAGCAGCACCTTGTTGATACATTCGCCCTGCTTCCGTTCTTGGTTGATAAGTCATACCCTCACGAATTGCCTGTGCGCCGTTAACAGGGTCAAACATTGCAGCATAACCAGCAACAGGTTCAGCGATTGCCGCACTACCTAAAGATGCAACATTTTCGCCTAAACCGTAAGCATTGCGACCTAAATCAATTAGAAAATCTCTTAAACTGCCCATAATTCACCCCATCCACCCATGACCGCCATAATTTTGTCGCTTATATGGTTTTGGTGCAACTGTTTCTTTAAACGCAACTGCCATATAACGAAAAGCATCGCAACCATGGCTTGACCAATCGTGAGCAGGAGTGTTTTTGCGATTGCCGTTTTTGTCTTGCTCATAATGATAATACTCTAAGGCTTTTATGCCCTCTTTGCACTTTTGCTCGTCTATCCAACAATTAGCCATAGCCATTCTAGTCGCATTAATGCCGTTATCAATGCCAATTTGCGGAGTAATCTCTACTTTTAAGCCGTAACCCTCAACAATCTCGCGCATTGTTTTACCTGTCGCTAAATTAGCATGATTACCATCATGTGGCAAAAAGTGCCTTTCGTAAACGTATGGCCTAGATTGTATTTGTCTTACATAAAAATCAATTGCTTTGCGGTTATCTTCTAAATAATCAATAACGCGGTATTGACCCGCAACCATCTGTACAAACCAAATAGCAGTCGAGTCACCAAAACCCAAATCCCAAAACGTGTAAACTGGCTTGCTTGATTCGTAAGGCACGTTAGTAATGCGTCCATCTTCACGCATTTTACGCATTTCATCTTTATAAACTGCACCATCTAAAACTTTGAGGCAGTGACCCTCCCAAACCCATAGATATTTATCATAGTCACGTGCTTTTAAGTCGTCTTTTTCTGCAATCAATTCAGGACTAATATATTTATTGTCTGTCCAATTCATTTTAACAACCGCGCTATTAGTTGGCGGATTGAAAACGAATCGCTGATAAGTCGGATCATCTTCAAATTTAGGGTTAAAACTAATCCAAATCTCAGAGCCTGATTTTCTGATTGTCGGAATTAAAACATCCCACGACATATCACTAATGGCCTCGGCTTCCTCAGCCCAACAAACATCAATACCCTCCATAGATTTAATCTTAGTGACATTATGTTTAATGCCCTCAAAAATAAACTCAGAGCCATTTATTCGACTAAAGATTGTTGTATTTTGAATCTCAAAGAATTGTTGTAAGCCTAATGATTCTATTTGTTGGCTTAGTAATTTATGGACAGACTCAGCGATTGAGTTTTGAACTTCACGAACACACAAGACGCGCAATGTTTTTTGAGTGGCAGTTAATAATAATGCTCTAGCCATTGCCCACGATTTACTCGAACCCCTGCCTCCAAACAAAACTTTATAGCGGCATGGCTTAAATAAAAACTTAGTCTTAGCAGGGAATTGCGCGTTAATCATCAAATGTAACTTTTATTTCGACAGAATGGGCAATTGGTTTTCCGTCAACTCCTGTGTGTTCGTTTTGTTGTTTATCTGCTAAACCTAATTCACGAGCAATAATATTAGAGTTTAACAAGTCAGCAGCCGCACCGCTAAATTTTTGATTGTAAATTATTTTTTCAACTTCCGATGTGACACTCAAAAAATCGGGCTGTTTTTTATAATTTGCCCAAGTATTTTCGCAAATATCTAAAAATAAACAAAGGCCGCTAACAGTCATGGCTCGCATTTTTGTAACAGTATCTTTAGTAATCATTCCTTGAGCATGAAATATTTTCTCCTCATAAAGCGGATTGTTTTCAACCCACTCAAAATACTCATAACAAGCATTTCGCAATTGCTCAGGATCACTAAAAATCGGATTGCGACCATGTGATGACCGAGCAAGCCAAAATTTATTGCCTTTTTGAAATTGCATAATTACCCCAAAGTATTAACGAAAAAATATAAAAGCAAAAAAGGAAAACTTACAAAAGCAATTATAGTATAAGCTGGCAAATATTTCATTTGTTGCGCCACTCTTTAAAAGACTGCTTCAATTTCGGCAATGCAATAATTATTTGTATTACCGTATATAGCAAAGTGGCCATAATTAACCAATCTTGCAACTGTACACCTGCAAGCGTTAAACCACTTACTGCTATTGGTGGAGAGGCTTTAGCAACTGCCATAGTTAATCCATTTTCTAAGTGTTGTTGTGAATCGGCTAAATTATTTTGCATCTGTCTTGCCCTCACGCAAGATATACGCAATGCCACCACACACACCAATTAACGCACCTATAGGAGTAGCATAAGCCAAAGGCAACACAGGCGTAATAGCAGTTAAGATAAGCCCAATTCCTGCCCACGTTGAAGGCTCTTTTAATCTTGACATGATGCACCTCTAACTTTGTTATGTAACAGATTGTATATGTTAGACAATATAGCACAATTCAAAAATCAGGCAATAAAAAATCCGCACTAGGCGGCATAAAAGGGGCGTCCGTTCCCTGACATGAATTAGACAATGGTTAGTTGCGCTTCTTTCGCTTCTTTAATCATTTTAGTAACCAATGCAACGGCAGGCGCACAATTAGAAATTGCATTGCTATGACGAACCATGCCAAGCAACGGACATCCCTCACTGTCGTTTTCATCATTACCACCATGAAAACGCACTCCACTAAAATTAGGTACATTTAAAATCAACGGTAATTCTTTTTTG